ACTAGCCGACCCATCTATAAATGTTCCCTTAATTGTGTTTACCGTATCACGCCGTGAGAAGCGCGTGGAAACGCCGATGTCACTGATAATATCGTCATACCCAAAAGCGTTTGCCCCACTTACAGATGCGTCTGGTGAAGTGTACGCGCCAGCTAAAAGCCGCCACTTACCTTGGCCGTAAAACAAGGTTCCGTTCAACGTGGTCATAAACGCATTTAAATTCTGTTGCGGGGTTCCCCCAGTTGTGACAGCTCCATTTATTTTGAAAGAGTTTTCTTCAACACCCGATGTACCCGTTGAGGCGCAAGCTGCAACCGCTGTTGCGATCATATCATCGTCAATAGATGTTTGCTCTGCACCAACGCCAAAATCAGAAGTAAGATAATCCCTAATAGCAAGCGCTGGTTCGTCAGAATATTGCCATGTGGTGGGGTCATTGGTTCTGTGGGTGCTAACCCCTAGAGAATTATCGTAAGCGCTACTGGTGCTGTCTTTTCTTGGGTCATAGACCTTTTTGCCGCGAACCTTTGCGGTTATCAGTGGAGTGCCGCCTGAGAAAGTATCGGCGTCATATTCCATCCTTATATAAAGGCAAGCAATCCCCTGCCCTTTAAACGTGCTGTTTATATCCGTGGGCTTGTGGGTCAGGCTTTGAAGATCGCTATAAACATTCTGAGTTGGGGAGCCTGTAAATTTCTTAATATAAATTTTTTGGTTCCAGTTTGTTCCACCCGCGCCAGTGGTCACATAACCCTCTGAACCAGAGGCGAAACTGACGATTTCATCTTGTATATAAATATCACCGATACTGTCGACTTCATGCCCAGCTAAAATTAAAAATCTGTGCAAATATTTATTGTCAGAACTTACTTCTGCATATGTGATTAAGCCGCCTTTTCTGGTTTCTCCATAAACAAGGTCAAAATCCCCCACTGGATCAATCTGGTTTGTTAGCCCCCTAGAAGCCCCGCCTTGATTTAAACCTTTCAGTTTATCATCAAGGGCTGCGCTAAGGGCAACGGCGCTGACAGTTGCGACAACGGCAACCCCTACCGCGTAAGTGACCGCTGCGCTTGCCGTGACACCCGCTGCACTAAGAACAATCGCACCTACTACCGCCATCAGTTCAACCTTTTAGAAAAATTGTTTTCGATATGAGTATAACCCATTCTATCAAGGAGCGCATCAAATGGTTTGTGGATCTTCGTATTCACAATCAAAACAGAAACGCCATCTTCTTTAAGGAATTTCTCAGCCACCTTCAAAAGCTTCATCCCCGCTAAACCCTTTCGATATTCTGGGTGCAAAAACAAAACATCATTATAAGCAAAAATATGGTCTTTGTAGTGCATTGATCTTTGTGCAAGAACCACAAAATACCCAACTAAAACCCCATCATCACGGGCAGTAAATACCTTTAAAATACCCTGCGCTTCTGCCGCTTCGTATTGATCCCAATCAGGATTGAGTTTGATTTCGTCTTGATTGAGCGCAATTTGCTCCCAGTGAAGCTGAATGAGAGCTTGGATCTCAATATAAACAGAAGATAAAAATTCCTGTTGGTATTTCATTCAACACCTTTGCCCCAATCTATTTTCTTGTCCTGCAAATCTTCAACAAAAGAAAAAAACGTATCACCAGAATAAAGGTTTGAATGACTTTCTTGAGTGTATCTAAATGGCCTTGTTCGCTGCAAATCAATAAGCTTGCTTTCAAGCTTGGCTTGGATCGTAGATGTTTCTGGGCCATCTTGGATTAAAAGCTGATCCATATAGCCCTCAAACATATTAGTCAGGTTCGCGTTTCCCTGCACCCCAAAATAAACATACGCTGAGCGCCCGTGATATTCGTGATCAAGCGCCGCAGTTACTATTGAGGTAGGGATACCTGATAAGGTCAAACTGATGCCTGTGGCCTTTAAATCAGCTACCTCCTCAAGACCCGATATTTGCAACAATTCTCCAGTTCCAAAATAGGTTTGAGTGTTGAGGGTTGTGGTTCCCACCCCCGTCCAAAACCGAAGGGGCGCGGCGGCGCTTGTGCTTGGATTGTAGAAGTTCAACTCAATCGCATAGAAAAGCTTTACCTCTGGTTGAAGCAAAGCTGTCTTGATTGTCGAATTAATATTTCTTGGCATGATGCCCCCTTATTTTTTTGCAGGGGGTTTCTTGCGCTTGGCTTTTGTTTCTTCTGGCCCCGCGTTGCCCTGCACTTCAATGGCTGCGCCGCGTTCAATCATAGACTTAGCCAGTTTCTTTTGCCAAGGCTTATCTAAAGGCAGAACCTCGCCCACCATATATTTTCGGGCTTCGGTTCCTGATGCGTTGCTTTCACCAGCCACGCTATAAATCATTTGTACTTGCTTCATAGATCCACTCCTAGAAGGGTGAGGGGGGCGGGTGGACGCTCCCCTCGTTTGCTCTTTATGAAGTTGCGTGTTTCAGAACGCGCATAGCTTCGGCAAGAACCACTTTACCACCGACACGGCGGCGAGCGATATAACGGACAAGGCCCGTTGCCGCTTGGCTGTATGGGTCACGCAATACTGAAAGCGCAACACGATCAACGATCATATATCCGCGACGGAAGTCACCGATGAGAACAGATTTCGCGCCAGAAGCCGCATCTGCTACATCAGGGGCTTCCACATATGGGATACCGATGATTGTGTTTGGAGCGCCAGACTGACCAGAGAAACCAGTTTGGAAAATGTACTGGCCCGCTGTATCTTTCAGCTTACGGATAATGCCCAAAGTTGCGCGGTTAAACATCATTGTAGCGTTAGCCGCATACTCTGATTTCAAGCCGTGAACCAAGTCCATCAGGTTATCTGTAGAGATTGCCGCTGATGCTGCACCTGTGGCGGTGTGTGCAACGGTGTTCCCGTTTGTGATACCTGTTGGCTTGTTTGTGCCATTACCAGCAATGAACGCTGCGCCTTCGCCTTTAGCAAACTGCTCTGCGAACTCTTGGTTCATTTCAGCTTCCATGTCGAAAGCACTATCTTCAAGCAACATTGAAGAAATATCGACCAGAGCGTAAAGCTCATGGGTGGCGATAGTGTTCAAGGTTGTTGAATAACCAGTGGTTTCTGAGCGTGTGCCAGTTTCCGCTGTCCAAGCCGCCGCGAAATTTGCATCCTTTGTTGGGATCTCAATTTCTTTGGAAGTTGTTGAACGAACGCGAGCAACAGAACGAACTGGTGAGATTTCAGTTACGATCTTGATTAACTCAGCAACATATTCCTCTGGAGCCAAGTTACCCGCTGTGGCGGCTGTTCCAACAGTCAGCGCTTTGACTTCGTCGGCGTCTAAGCCTTCGTTGCCTTTACGCATGAAAGTATCCCAAGCCTTTACCGCCATATCAACGCCCTTGGTTTCAACGCCAGAGTTTGGACGCTTCAAGAGAGTTTCAATGCCGTCAAGTTTCTCAGCGAAACCTTCGGAAGCTTTTTCTTGCTGAACCAGCTTTTGGTTTACAGTTTCAAAGCGGTCAAGATCGGCTTCAATCTTTGACAATTTGGCTTCAACCAACGGATCGGCTTCGCCTTTCTTTTCGATTTCTGCAAGGCGCTGATCGTTTGTTGCTTTAAATTCTTCAAAAGCACCGTTCAGTCCTTCCAGATAAGTTTTGAGATTATCATCCATGACAATCAACCTTTCTGTTTAGGATTTAAGGATATTGGTTAAGCGGTCTAATTCGCTTACCAGTTCAGAAGGCATTTCCTGAGCGCCAGCATCCCGCTGTTCCAGTGCCTTTGCTACAGCCGAAGCTGCAACTTTCGCCTCGCTTCTGGAAAGTTCCGCTGCATCCCGCAGGACTTCTTCCCATTCACGGACTGTTCTGTCGCTCTTTACCGCTGAAACCCTAGCTTTGGGGTTCATGGGAAAGGTTACGGCAGAAATCTCCATAAGGTCTACTGATTTCAAATAACGGCGCTTGCCCTTATCGTCATAATCATAGCCCTTTGGTTCTACGCGGTAGCCAATAGACAAGCCATCAATCGCGCCCATTTTCATCAATTCATAAACTTCGCGGCCCCGCTGGGTTCCCATAGCCAAGCGGCCCTTTACCTTTAGGCCGCGACGATCCTCTATGATCTCATCAAAGACCCCGATAGGTTCATCTGCGCGGTGCTGGTAAAGCATCTTTACAGCCTTAGCGCCCTTGCGCCCGATAGACTTAGCGAAAGCGCCCTCGACCACAACATCATTTCCAAGGTCTTTGTTTCCAAAGATTGAGCCGTATCCGCTGAACTCGCCCTTATCGTCGCTATCATCCATTGCCTTGATGTCAAATTTCACATCAAGAGTTTCATCTTTGAACTCGATTTCATCACTCATTTCATTTTCCTTTGGTTCTGACTTGCCATAACTGGACAAGCAAACCGCTGCCCGTTGGGTTCTGCTTGGATATTCAGAGACGACTTTATCATCGCCCATACAGCGACCCATAAAATCTGCTTCTGTTTCGCCACTATTAGGCTTTGGTAACGGCATGGTGAGCGTCCTCACGTTTTCATTATTCGCAATCTATCATATTGTAGAAGTAATTTAAACCACCATTGAATAATGACCCCGCATCAAAGAACCACGCTCTCTCTGAGAGATGGTGATTTTATTTTCATTGGCTTCCTATCAATCACGGCGTCAGCTATTTTTTCGATTGGATAAAAACCCCAATCTTCGCCAAATCCTTCTGGCAATGCGCCGAAAAGATCCCGATATAAAGATACCCAATCCTCATCCTCTAATGCAGAATTTAACCTTATTTGGTATTGCTCATCACTTATCATCAAATTCATCCAATATTTCTTGAAATCTTTTTGTTGTGCGAGGGAAAAGCCTTTGGGCTTCCTTCCATGCTTCTGGTCTTGCATAAATCGCAAATAAATTTGCGAAAGTTTCACTGTATTTGCTCCCGTATCTTCTAAAGTAACTGACCCCATGACCGAAAACATAATGATTGTCTTGAAAATATCCCGATGTCATCGCATCAATAATGTCTGAAATTGCAGTTGCGCCATCAAATTTCCCCTCCACCGTAGTAACTAGATAGGTTCCGCTTCTCCTTTTCTTCATCTTTGTAACTTTTTTGAACAAAAATTCTTTGTATGCTGGCAGTTTTTCGTTAAAGCCTTCCGCTAAACGATGGCCTAAAATTCCATCAAAATCTGCGCCACGTTCCCCAAGCCCTAAATCAGCGCTATCTTCAATAAATGCTAATTGAAAATCCTTGTCCTGATGTGAGTAAAACCATTTATTGCGCCCCGTGAATGCCTTGCTTGCGAACATATGATCAAAATGGTGTCCATATTCATGTTCTAATACTTCTCCAGTAACCGCAGCGTCTAGCGTTTTGGACTGAGAGAAATATTTGCCTTTTCTATTTCTGATCTGGCTGGGCCTGTCATATTTTGCGAAAATTCTTTTTTGCTGATCATTAGTGAAATCGTTAATTTTATCGTCATATTCCTTCAATTTCTTTTTGCTTTTAACATTTGTGATCAAATCAGATATGGCTATTCTAGGCGCAAGGGGGATAACCGCCGCCACAGGTTCATCTGGAACGGCAAGCGCAGCGGGAGCAACAGGTTCAACTGGTATCTCCGCGCCGCCATCGTCAAATAGATCGTCCTCATCAGTGAAATAAACTGCCAAGCATCTGCAATTAATATTGTTTGAAGCCCCGCCCGATCCATCGTGAGGGTATTTCATTTCTATCTCAGCGCCCTTATCCCTGATGATGAAAGGCTCATCAATCCCGACCTCTTGACCGTTGGCCGCTGCATGGCTTGGCCGTGTTCTCGCATCACCCACAGAAACCCAGCGTTTCTTTTGGGCTGGCAAACCTAGCTCCCTAGTGGCTTCGTCAGTGGCGAAAGATGCCGCCGCATGGGTTTCTGTCCTAGCAATAGTTGCCGCCCTTGAGCGCCCGATTGTGCCGCCTGTGCGGTCAACGATAAGCTTGGCTGTCTTATCGACCCCTAGCGCCTCAGTTTCCCCCAACTCTATGGCCCTTAAAATGCCCCGTCTGGTTGTTGCTGCAACGCCTCTAACCTTTGACGCGCCTTCTCTTGCGTAATATTGAAAGATCAGGCTTTGAAATTGACTTTCTGCCTTCCTGTTCTCTGTCACACGGCTGGCAAACTTATCAATCACGCTTGTATATGTCGCCCGAAATACCGCCCCAAGCTCTGCCTCAAGATCGCTGGTGGCCGCTTCGATATTGCTACCGACCTCGTAAGCCTTTGCCGCTTGTCTGGCTGTCTTGAGGAAAAGGCTTTGGAGCTTTCGCGCCATGCTTTTCTCGTAACCCATTCTTAAACGGTTCACTTCCCTGATCTCTTTAGCGATTGAGAGGCGGGTTTTGCCCGCTTTTATGTATACTGGAAAAGCCATAAACCCTTATACCACGCTTAGTTTGTCAAAAAAAGATAATAGCTAAGTTATTGATTTTATTACATAATCCCAGGACCATTGACTTATTTGTAAATAATTTGTTGACATATATGGAGGCAGTTCCTATATTAACAATAGAAAAGGAGGAAAGAGATGGAAAAAGTTCTTCACGTTTATGACTATGTAATTGAAGGCGAATATGGCGTCATGATGGGCTATTACGAAGCTGAAAATCTTCTAGCCGCTTTAGCCATGCTTAAAGAAGATCATCCCAGAGACATTGGCGCAGATGGCGTTTGGCATCTGGAAGATGGAATAGAAATCGCAATAAATTGGTAGGGAGAAAAAAATGAAAGTTGGTCAAGCTGTCTGGATTAACATGGGAAGTTTCGCAGATGATCAAATGTGGGTCACCGGAACCATCACCAAGATCACGCCGAAGCGCATCAAGTGCATGAACGATGTGAGGGGGATAGAAGGATATTACGCACCCCACAAAGTAAAACCCGCAGCATAAAGGAGGAAAAAATGCACATTATGGGAGCAAAAAAAATTCAAGACTATTTGGACAAAGCTTTTAGCCTGATCCAAGAAGATGGAACTTTTGCCGCTAAGTCGCACAAGAAAGATGCGCTGGCATATGTCAGCGGGGCTTACAGGCTTTTGCTAAGAGCAAACGTCAAGTTTTCTTTAGATCACCTTTCACGCGAAGATTGCTGGGCCATTCCTTTTGATCTTCATCAAATCCGCGAAAAGCACATGCGCCTTTTCGATCTCGCGCTTCATGCCGACCTAGATAAGCTTGTGGCCCTTCGCGCTGAATTGAAAGAGATGGATGTCATCAAGCCAGCCCCCAAGAGCGACAGGATTGAAAAGAAGCACAAGGAGGTAACTAAAACGGTTCATGAAATGATCGAAAAGCGGATGGCCCAATATCATGAGGCAATCGAAATCGGGAGATTGTTCGGCGGGCTTCCAGTTAGCGCGACCCCCCATCTTGTCACAAACGAGCATGGCACGACCTTCACGCGCTGCTTCTATTACTTGGATGGAAAGATGACGCCGCTGGCTGTGATCATGGCCGCATCTGATGCCCTAGCAAGAGAAAAGGAAGAAGCCGTTTAAGGGAGGGGGGAAACCATCCCCCCAAACTTTTTTCATTTTTTTTGCTTTTTTTTGATTTATTTGTAAATAATTTGTTGACACCCCTGTGTGTAATTGCTAAAACAGTTACATAGAGAGAGGAAAACAAATGACCAACAAAGTAATCATCAAAGACGCCGAAGCCGCAGTAACCGCAATGGACGCACTTTCTTGCCTTTGCATGAGCGCCGCAGAAGGCAACTGGTTCCAAGCCGCTTTTGATTTCGTGTCATTTGCCATCGCTACAAAAAACGCCTTCACAGGCTAACAGGAAGGGGCTTCGGCCCCACCCACCAACCCAAGGAGAAAATTAGATGCACAAAAAAGCCGCCTATAAAATCATTCGCAAGATTGGTGCTGCACTTGGTCATTCTGAAATTCTGGTTGGTCTCGCAACTGTCAAACATTTGGAACTGGACAAAGCAGACCCAGAGATTGCGAAGGCTTACGAAATCGTCAACAGCGAAATCTGCTCTGAGATGTATCGGGGCTATATGCTGGAACTGCTAAGAAGAAAGGAGGAAGAAAAATGCTAGACCGGATCTTTGTTTGGCTTGAGACTTTGCCGCTGATCTACAAAGTCATCGTCATTCTAATAATCAACGCGGCAATAGTCGCACCCGCTCTCTTATAATTTCAACAGCCTATGGAGGCAAAAAAATGTCAAACTTTTCTAACAATTCAAATCATGGCCGCGTTGCCAAAATGTGCGACTATCTCGACCTGATCGAAAAATCAGCGTCCAGCAATAAGGCATCGCCTGATGAGGTTGCCGCCCTGTTGGCCCCCATCGTGCAGCGCCTTGGCAAACACGCACTCACGGGCGCTCCTGTGGCCCCTGTCGGCGCAGATCCCGCTGATGCTCCCGTCGGTGATCTGGCCTCCCGCGTTTACCCGCAAGGCAAGCCACACGCTTGGGTCACGATCAGAGAATGCGCTGAGAATGCCAGCCTCAAAGATCTCTCTGTCGCAATGGCTGTTTTCATGAACCGATATGAGGACGCGCTAGGCTCATAAAAAAAGTTGCCCGCAGTGTCACTTATTTGTAAATAAAGTATTGACATTGTGGGCATCAACCCCCATATAAGTTTTGTAAGGAGGAAAAAACAAATGAGACCCGAAGTGAAAAAGATCGAAATCGAAAAGATAAACAAGGCGCAGCGCTCTAAAATGCGTCAGATCTGGGGCCAGCCGATTGATGTTATTTATGTTGATGACATCGGCGCAGGGTATCGCCAAATAAGGGTTCGCAACGAAGATTTGCTTTGGCTCTGTGTAGAGCTTGGCCCACGGGGCGCGGTTCATTCTAAACGCTACCATGACTATAAAAAAATAGCCTAAAGGAGGAAAAATAAATGGCATATGTAAACCAAGAAAAAAAGAAAGCGCTGGCTCCAGCCATCAAAGCCGTTCTGAAAAAGTACGACATGAAGGCAAGCATTGCGGTTCGCCATCACATGACTTTGATTGTCACGCTCAAGGAGGGGCCGATTGATTTCGCCATGAAGCACCCGCTTGACTATCAAGTCAACACTCACTGGATTGATGACCATTATGCAGATCACCCAGTTGCCCGCGATTTCTTGAAGGAGTTAAAGGCCGCAATGGAAGGACCGGAGTTCTTCAACCATGATGACAGCATGAGCGACTATTTCCATAGAAGCCATTATATCGACATCAACATCGGAAAATATGAGAAGCCTTATAAACTGGCCGCATAAATCAAACGGGGGAGAAATCCCCCACAACCTTGGAGGGTAAAAAATGCCACATTCAATTAAATTTCTTCTTTCTGACGAACAAGCCAAAAAGCGCTTAGCGCGTCTTGATGGCAAGGTAAGATCAGGCAGGGGTAACAAGTGCGTCATCCATGTGGAAGTTCCGCAGACCGCGCTTGGGTGGCCGCTTGACCACCGTAACATGATAGAGTTCGATGCTATCAGCCCAACCACCGCCATGAAGCTTGGGAAGCGCTGGCTCTCGCATCACGGCGCAAAAACTTTTGCTATTCGCCGCATCAGAGATGATGGATCTCTCTCCGCTCCTCTGGGTATTTATGACGCCATTGATTTTATGGAAGAAGGAGAGGTTTGGTGAAAATCAAAATTGAGCATACAGTTGAATTGAGCGGTGATGATCTTGCCGCTCTGAAAATCTACTTTAATGAAATCAAGCATGAGGGGGAAACCTTCCGCGAGTGGTTCAAAAGTAGCTTTGTGGCTTGCGGCCATTGCTTTATGGATGAGAAGGCCGCTGATTATGGAAGGTGGACGTTATGACAAATTGGAAGCAAGATGTTATTATCTTCGCGGTGATCGGTGCCGCGTCTGTGGGCTGGATCTTTGCTGTTAGCATGGGATGGGCATAATGAAAGTATCGGAGCAATTTATTCTGAGGGCCGAAAGGTTCTCAGATTACGTTAAGGCAATTATAGGATTGGGAGATTTGGATGATCCAGAATTTAAGATGCGAGTTTTGCCTATGGAAATGTTCAGCCCAGAAAACTCTAGGACGATTAATCTCATGAGAGGATTGGCCGCTTATAAATTTTTAGAACTTGAAGGCCAAGATAAAGAACTTGATGAGGCTTACAACTGCATTGAAGCATACATCATTGAAGAAGCTTCTTTAGGATTGGATTTCGCTCTTGAGGGCCGTGATGGTGAGCATTGGGCCATGATCTTAGCGGGTGGGGCCAGAGAATACGGGATCATCACAGAAGAAGAATACAAGCGCATCTTCACAGAAGATCCCCCAGAAGAAACCTGATCTACTTTTTATCTTTCGATTTCAAGGGATGCCCCTCTGGTAAAAGATCAGTGTCGAACTTTCCGCTTTTATACTTTCCCGTTCTCACAGCTTGCAAAAACACATTTACGCGAGCGTAAGCCCATTGATCCGCAGAATTGACGCTAGGACGCACAGAAGATGGGTTTGTGTTGTAAGCACCTACGCCCCTACGGAAAACCGCCTCCAGCATCCTCTGCGTGACCCTCTTGCCCTTCTTATCGCCATGTTCTTCGTTATGGTCTTTGACCTTTTCGGCTAAACCTTTTTTGACTGCCTCTGAGATTTTAATCGGCGCTTTTTCCTCAATTTGCAAATCTTCCATATATGCAGCCAACTCTTGAGCCTTATCACGTTCTTCATCTAACTCCTTGACCTTGCGAGCCGCCCAACTCTGGCCCTCATCACCGCCCCAGAGAAGCCATGCGACTAAGCCCGCGCTAGGCCATCCAGCCTCGCCCCTACGGAAGCCTTCCGCTCGCTTGTCTACCTCATGTCTGGAAAAGTAACTGTGCATTCTACGGACGGTTCTGGGGCTTAAACGCTCTTTTGATTTAAGCTGATTGGCCCGCGCAACACCAACTTGAGTTCCACCGCGCCCGTATTCTTTGCGAAGATTTAAACCGCGCTCCGCGTTCTTTGCCATAGCGTCAGTGGGGGTTGTGTTTACATCGCTCTCAGCTTTTCCCTCATCATCATCTTCTTTTCTGCGGTGACGCATATCTTCGGGGCTGGCATATCGGTCAAGATCCTTGGCTAATCGGTCATATTCTGCGTGAGTGTCGCAAGGCATAAAGACCGCTTCACCGTCAACTGTGTGCTGGTGAGTGCCAACGCATCCAATCTCAGAAGCCCGTGCTGATGCCTCCGCTCTGGTTGTGAAAGTGTCTTTGGCTACTTCACTCTTTTTTTTTATTTCGGTTTCGCCGTAGGCTTCTTTCCCAGCATCTTCTGGATCTTGTCCTTCATCTTCTGCGACTTCTGGTCCACCCAATGGGAATAGATTTGCAGCGATAAAGACTTCATCTCCCCCGCTGATGGGTTCAAGGCCCAATCTATCACGCGCTTCATTGCGTGAGATGATCCCATCCCTAACTGCCGCAGTAACATTTTCATAAACCCTACGCCTCCGCTCTGTCATGGCTGGGATGGCGTCAATATCATATGAAATTGAAATATCATCACCAAACGCTGGTGCGAGCCATTCGTTTAAGTCGCTTTCAATCCTGCGAGCCAATGGGATAATCGTTTCCTCATAAAGAGCCAGACGCGCCTCTTGTACATTCGCATAGGTTTGAGCATCTGGTATCCCGATCAACTGAGAAGGGACGCCGAAACAAAGTGCAATATCCTTTGCAGTCATGTTCGCTTGGCTCATGAAATCCATGTCTTTGGGAGACATGCCCATTTCTTTCCAATCAAAATCACCCTCAAGCAACATTGGACGCCCAGCATTGTTTACGCCCTTGAACCTATTTGCAAGATCGCTCTGTAACTGCTCACGCTGCCCGTCTGATAGCATCAAGCGATTTCCAGCATCGTCGGCGGGCTTGAAAACAATAGCGCCTGACGGACGCGCTCCGTTAGCCAGAAGCGCAATATTGTGCTTGGAAACCATATTGTTTTGATCAATCGAAATAGATGCCGCCGCCAAGGGAGAAAGCCCCTGATAATCGTCCAGAGGGTTCCA